AGTATCTGTATTCGTTTAACCTCTTGGAACATCTTATTAAATGCCCAACCGAATGGTACAACGACCATAGTCAGGATTATGTTCCAAAATAACATTGGGTCAATGCTTTCCATGTTAGTCGGCATCCTCTATCTTGTTGCCTTCAGCTACCCATTCTTGGATTGCTTGGTAGTGTCTGTTGTCATCACTTACTGGAACACATATTCTTTCATTGTTTATTATAGCAATTATTGAAGCATTTTTTGTTTCTTGACCATCTATATTTATGAAATTACTATATTTAGCTGACTTAATATTCATTTATAACTCCGAATCAAATGTAAAATGACAGTCTGACCCACTACCATATAAAACTGAACTATTTCCAGAAGAAATTCCAGTAGCAGTGGTACTGAATGAAACTTGTTGAAATAAAGTTTGATTTGTGCCATTAGCTAAAACATCACCAACAGCAATGTTTTCACCAGAGCCAAATAATGTATAACTTCCATTTTTAGTTATTGATGGTATTGCTCTTAGTGGTACTGGACATGGGTAGCAAAGTAGAGCTTGGTTGGTGCTATTTCTTGTTGCAAACATTGTCATCATAGCACCTAAAGAGCCATTATCAGTTCCAACTTTTTGAAAATATCTTTTGCAAAGTTGTAACTCCTCTCCAAATGACCTATGCTCAAATGGTGTAGCTTGTGAGCCTACTTCTAGTTGGACTCCAGTTAAGAAAAACTCATTGTCTGTGCTACTAAAAAAACTATCTATTCCTGCGTATCTAGCAGTAGCACTTAATGCACCCCATGTCGTTTGTAAAGTTCCTGATGTAGTATCACTACCCATGTGTAATGCAAAATTAATTGATAAACTAGTTGCATTATCGTCATCATATGCACCAGTAGTATCGGCAGGAAAAGTTATACTAATTCTATTCCAAGACGTTGTTACATTAAATAAACTAGAAACGTGTCTGTTATTATCACCATCAAACAACTCTACAGCATAAGTTTTTGCAGTACCTTTTACATAAAAAGATAAAGTATATTTTTCAGCATCAGATGTGCCTTTTTTAAATTGTTGTAAATCTTGACCTTCAATATTATATTGAACTACACCAAACTCGTTTGATGCTATTGATGTATCTGCTGTTGTGCAATCAAGTTTTAAAGCATTACCAAATCCTGACAAACCACTTGCAACTTGTGATGCAGTAAATCTTCCTGCTGTATTAGAAAAGTTAAATCTAAATCTATCTACAACAGCATAATCATTTGCACTTCCTAACCCAGTTGCACTTGTTGCCCTCTGTGCCACTTGCATTGCACCATTGATAACAATATTCCTTCGCCCACCAATCTGTGAATTGGTTAGGACTTCACCCATCTTTGCTAATTCTGCTGCTTTAGTCATGCTAAGTCTCCAAATGCTGCACTTACAGTATTGTCTCTATCTGTTGATGATGCACTACTGTTTGCTGTTCTATGGCTATAACCAGTAGTTGCATAGCTTTCTACTGAAGAAAAATTAAAAGCATCACAGCTTGACGGAACTGAATAATTGTCATTATTCATTGCATTAGTAAAAGTGTTTGTTGTATTACCAGTTCCAACGTCTGTTAAACTTGCGATATTAAATGAATCTGCTATTGATGGTGTTCCTGACCCAACATCAAGATGCGACCAAGCTTTTGCAGTACCCTGATTAATGGTACTCATAGCAGTAGAATTATTACTACTTGCATCTGTTAATGTGTTTACTCTTAATATACTAGCCATTATGCGAGGTCTCCGTGTACGTTAGAAAATGCAGGATTAGCATCTTCATTATTATTACTTCCGTCACGATTCAATGTCCTTACACTAGACGTTGCTGAAAGAGAATGAATTTGCATTTGATTCCCACTAGCATGAGCCACATTAAAATTTGCATTGCTCATGTTGTTACTAAAAGTATAAGTATATTGACCTGTTCCTTCGTCTGTTGTGCTACCAACATTAAAACTGTCATCTAAAGCAATAGTTCCTTGACCATTTAATCTTGCCCACATTTTACACAATCCTTGTTGCAGATTAGTTGTTGTACTATTGCCTTCACCTGTAACATCAATAGAACCTGCTGTGGTTACACCTGTAAATTTATCTACTTTAAGTTCACTAGCCATTATGCTAAGTCTCCTGCTATCATCCCTGCATTATCAACATCTGCAAAAGCATCATCATGTCCGTAGTGTCTTACTCTATAATCTGTAGTGGCTCTTGACCTTGAGAATTGACAGTTTCTGTCATCTGAAACACAAATACCTGATGGCGAATAAAAAACATTATTCATATTATTAGTGAAAGTATATGTATAATCACCTGTACCATTGTCTGTGCCACTAGAAAAATTAAAAGAACCAGTTAATACGGCAGCATCACTAGCTCTAAATCTTGCTTTGACCAAACTATCTACAGTATCTTGTGTAACACCACCACCATCAGACACATAGGTTGATGTGTTACCTATCTTAACATTCGTGCCACCTGACCCTGCTTTATCTACAATGGTATCTACATTTAATTGACTTGTCATACGATACTCCAATATCCATTAACAGTAACAGTTGCTGACTGTGTTATAGGACCACCTGATACACCATTCTCATCACTGTCTATTGTAATGTCTGCACTGATTGTCTGTCCATTTAATCTGATAATTGAGTTATTACCTTTGAACGGATATCTGTTGTCTGATTCAGTCTTGGTGTATGTCTCGTTGACTGAGAACACATCATATACAACCATCTCTACAATGTCATTCAAACTCGCTGCTTGTACAAGTACGACAGTTGTACCTGTAGTTGCAGTGTAGTCATCTCCCGGAACAAGTAATATTCCGTTCTGATACACATCCATATACAAGCTATCTGTGTAGGTTAGTGTCAACGAGTTAGCATCAGAACCACTGAAGCTAGTCTGCCCTGCAGTTGCTTGATATTGAAATCTGTTTCGTACTCCGTTAGAAGGACTGACTCCTATATATGCCATTCGTTACTCCTTAACTCGGTTTCTTTGGAAACGATACATTGCCTAATGTAGTTCCATCCCAACTTACATTTTTATTATTAGCAGGTAAATCTCTCAAGGCTTGTCTATATGTTTTCCAAGCATCTGTCATTGTGTAATCAGATGCCGACATCCAATCTGTTTCTGCTAATAGTGCAGTTCTTTGTTTACGTAACTCTGCCATCGCTACTACACCACCATCTGCTAATGCTGTTTGTATTTGTGACCACGTTACATCTGGCTCACTTCCGTCTTTTTTTGAAAACTTCTCTTTAAACTCTGTTTCATTAGTAGGAGTTCTTTTTAAATACCAATTTTTTATCCCAAGAGTATGTAAAGCAGAAATAATTAACATTTGATTATCCATTAAATCACTCCTAATTTTACAAAGGTTATAGCTGTTTCTGCTTGATTAGCATCACCCCTTATTGTGTTATTAGTTGCAACAGTATTAATTTCTCCAAGTCTATAACGCAGTCTAAATGTAGTTGTGTTAGATACTGTAAATATAGTTAGATTGTGAGAAGAGACAGCATATCCACTATTACCCACATCAATAACAACTGCTCTTCCAGTAAAATTACTACCACTATCTGTGCTTATTTCTAATCTCAAGTCAAACATATCTGTAGAGTTAGCTGAACTTAAACTAAATTGTTGGAGACATAAAAATGTGCCAGTAGTTGCTGAACTAAATATACCTGCACTTTCAGAAAAATTAGCTGCACCCACTCTTGTGTAATCACCACTTTGTTCAGCCCAATTTGTTAAAGTTTGTGCTGCACCATCACCTGCTTCATCAGCTTGTAGTACAAAAGTTTGTGCCGTCTGTGATGATGCTGAGAGAGTAACAATTTCACTACTTGATATAGTTATAGCGTTTGCATCAGCAGAATTAGATATTCCTTGAATACCCTCACCTGTTATCTTTGTTAATGCCATCTACAACTCCTTATGCGTATGGACTATCGCCTAATACACTTGTATCCCAAGCTGCTTTTAACTTGGCAATAGTATCTGCATCTGTAATTGCTTGTGCCGCAGGTGCATCTCTTAATGCCTTTTTCTTTGTAACACTAGCTGCTTGTGCAGAACTATCTCCAGCTTCTAATGCTTTCATATAGACTACATCTTCTTCATCAAGCAAAGGCTTTCTAACTTCTCTAATCTTATCTTTAAATATAACCTTAGACGCTGCTAAATCTTCTGTTATTGTTTTACCAGATAATGCCCAAGC